AAGCACTATTATGGTCAACTAATGCACTAAAAAGCTTAGAATCAACAGAATCTAAAATCGCATGCTCTATTGTGCATATTTCAGAAAAAATTGTCTGATAGTCTCTAGATGAACTACGTGCATCTACTGCTGTTAAAAAACCTTTTGATTCGCAACTCATTTGTTTATACTCTTTTCTGCAGAATCTATTGCCATCTTTTCTACAGCATCTGCATTATCATCTTTGGTATTTTCGTCGGATCCAGTTGCTTCGTCGTTACCTAACGTAATATATTCGCTATTAGATTCTACTACATTAGGTATTGCATGTAATATAGATTGAATCGAATCAGTAGTAACAGTATTACCTAATTGGTTTAAATAATTTACTACTTTGGCAGTATCAACTTTTGTAACGCCATCCGCTAATAAGTTCATAAGAAGCGATTCAGTGTCTACTTTTAAAGTAGACACATCATAACCTGAATCGATCTCGTATAGTCTCATTATTTCTTGACTTTTTTGAGTGCATTTTTCATTTCGGTAATTTGTGCTCTTAAGTGTTCAACTGATTCTTTAGTTGGTCTTCCTAATGGTTCTTCAGTTGAAACATCGCCGAAATCATCGCCAAACTCTGCGTTAGCACCTAAATCTACACTCAAATCTGTTTTGTCGTTGCTAGGCATAACATCCATGTCGTTTTCTTGGGAATTGTATTCTCCGTCTGCAATGTTATGTACAGATAATTCAATATTGTCTTTTAACGAAAGTAACAAATCTAAAGCACTGTCCATATCGCTTCTCATAGTATCTGAAAAATGTTCCGCAACATCCATGCCGTATGTTTCTCTCATTTGATCAACTACCGGGCCTAAATCTTCGTTAACTAGTCTTCCTAATTTTTCTATCATTTCTTGCAAATCTTTAGCAAAGCCTTTTGCTGCCATTAAAACTTCTGCTTGGCCCACTTCGCTTTCAAGTAAAGAGCGCACTCTCTTAATATATGATTCATCGATACTTTCTTTCTTGATGAATTTAGGGTGTATAAAAGTTTGACGTCCGTCATCTGTTTTTGGTTCTAAACCCATAACACTTAACTTGCTATCTTTATTTTTTAAATATACTGAGGCTGCATCTCTTACTTCTCTGGATATCTCTTCTCTGTCTTTTCTATTAACCGGTGCTTCTTTTCTGTAATCATATGCTTCTTGTTCCATCCCGCCGATATCTCTTGCTAAGTAACTTCTTACACAATCGATAAGGGCGTCAGTGTCAGCTGCGTCAATACCTGAGCTGCTAATTTCGTCGCTATAATAATCAAGTAATTTAACTAATACACACACATCGTGTATTACATAGTCATTTGCAATTAATTGATCGCGTTCTTCGTCGTTTAATATGGGCTGGACTTCTGCGCCGCATTGTAATTCATTTTCTAAAATTTCATTATTTGTTGTTTGCATATGTTCAGCTTCCATTTCTGCTAATTCTTTTTTAAAAAAACCCTTTAATCCGTTTGATACTTCAGATTCGATAGTGGAATCATTGTAACGATATATACTCGATCTGTAATCTCGCATTAAGCTATTCATGGCTTCTTTGAATGTATCGCCTAGGCGTATTAAGTTTATGCCTTTATCTACTAAATCTGTAATCACTTTTCTAAAAGTGCGATTAGGTATGTTGCTATTAACATATTCCCTATCAAGTAGAACTTGTACACCTTCAAATACAAGCAGGCCCTTAATATAATCTGGGTCATTAGGTGACATTTTTCTTCTTTTCATGTCAACTAGACTATTTTTTAAATAATCATATGCTTCTTCAAGTTTATCTACACTTGCATTAGTTGGTAAGGAAAACCCATACTTTTCCTTAAGAAAGGTATTTATCTTCGCAACTTTATGTTCATTAGTTATAGTAATGTCATTTAATAGCATCTTGGCCCTTACGATACTTTATTATATTATTTATCAAATTTAGAAATATTTTAGTCTTTCTTCGATTTCTTGTATATGTAGCATAGATTCTACCTTTCTAGTTTCGAATATAGCAGCATCTTCTTTTTTACTAATCCTGTGATTGTAAAAAACTATATCTAAATAGTGCTTATTAAGGTCTTTACCTAACTTATTAAGGTCGTTTAATTTGCCACGTTTACCGCTTTTTAAAACAGATACTAATTTTTCTGCAAAACATTTACTGTATATTATACCGTAATGTGTTGTCCCGCAGTAATATACTAAATAGTACCCTTTCTTTTTAACAACTTTATAATCTTTGTTTTCTATTTTTCCTTCTTTAAAAGAAAAAACACCGCGTATTACTGTATCGATTGAATCATCAAAAGACTTTAATAGTTTATTTTTTATTTCCTGTTTTTGGTCCAGGTTTTTTGTCGACATGTGTTAATCTCTTTAGTTTGTTCAATGGCATTACTGCACCGGACATTGCACCGTGTGTTATAGCACCCATTGTTGCTGTCTCGTTTACTTCGTCTGTTGGAAGACCAGCGAGTTTTTTAATATCTTCTAACTCTTTCTTTTCATCTGGGTTTAAACCTGCAAGTTTGTCTGCTTTAATAGTTAAGTCACCGTTACTCTCACTATTCGAGTTAGGTTGTTCTTGTTTTTTGTCGGTAGTTGTATTATCTGATGTTTTTTGCGGCGTAGTGTCTACTTTTTGGTACGGGTCTGCACTTATTTCTTGTATTTTTTCACCGACACCTAATATGCGTAATACTTTCTTTTTGTCTTCTGCTTCTACTGCATTTGCAAGTTCTATATAATCAGAGAAATCTAAATAAGATACTAGCTTTCTTATTTTTTCTTCAGGTACACCGAACATTAAAGTCAATCTAGACATTAACTCGTTTTCTTGCTTCGGTATCATCTGTGTTAAACCTTCATTGATTCCCACTATTAACCTCCAATTTTCTAAACTCGATGTTTTTAGACTTGCCTTTAGTTGAAAGTACAGTCCCGTCTGCTAAAACTATACCGTTTATTTCTTCAATTAGAAGCCCAACATTATTTATCACATTATTGTCTTCTGACACAAAAACTTCTTTTTGGTCAACTGAAAATTTCCATACATAACCTTCGCCGTTAAACGACTTAGATCCGGCCATTGCTAAATCACTAGTAATGATCGGATCTGTCATTGCAACAGGCATTGCTCTTAGTCCAACAGACTGTATTAATATTTCAAAATTCTTTTGCGATGTGTCTCTGATGTTACCTGTGACTCCGATGTCTACACCTGATTTTGCAAAGTCTTTATTTAATATTCCCCTACACACTGTATAAACAATATAACTTTCAACATCGTTAGACAGGGTCTGAAATGATTCTGATTTACAAACATTAAACATATGCTTTAATTCTAAGTTTGTACTATTTATCTGATTCTTAAGTCATAAGAAAAGGCGCATATGCGCCTTTTCTTTAAAGTAGTTATTATGCTACTTTGTAGTTACCGCGTACAACTGTAACAGCAGAAGAACCAGTCATTGCGCCTTTGATTTGGTTAGCTAAAGAACCAGAATCGGTGTGTGCGCCGCCAGCGTCTGCAGTTACCAACCAAGCATGGTTGCCTGCATTTTCTAAGCCTACATACAAAATTAAAGCAGACGGTGAATAAGCTAAAACAGTAGTAGCACGTTGTTGAATAATACGCAATACTGCGCCTAAATCTGCAGAAGTAGTCATGTCGCCGGTGCCGCCAGTAACAGTAATAACCAAGTGATCGATAGAACCGGCCAAATCCTGTGGGACTGCCCAAGTTGCTTTTGTAGCTGATGCCATTTTTATATTCTCCTAAACTTTATATCGGTTTTTCCGATTACATATTTATTTATCATTTTTTCCAAAAAAAGTACCTTTTTGTTTTTCTTCTTCTTTTCTTTTCTTATATTGTTCTTCTTTTCTTGCATCGGCAAAATATTTAGCATATGCAGCAGGCGTCACTGTTATCTCGTATGCATTACCGTCTTTAGTTCTAACTAAAAAGGCATGCCCGTTTGACGTTGCATGATCTTTAACTACTTTTGCAACTGCAGGCAAATGAATAATGTCTTTGAAAAAATTGCCGTATATATTAGAAGGGCGACCGTATCCCTCTGTTAACCCAAGTTTTTTCTGTACTTCTCCCATAACTTCGTTACAAAAAGCTGGATTACTCCGATGTGGCTTTTTTAATGCTTCTTCTATCCATGGGTAAAATACATCATTTTTAAATTTGTCAGATTTTAATAAACCTACTAAACTGTTACTTGGGTTATGGTATGTTTTAATTTCCTTTACTATGTTATTTACTACCCAAGACGTTAATGCATTATTAGGCATCTGGGCTAGATCTTCGACTATAATCCCAAGATCCTGTTTAACTTTGGCTATTACTTCTTCTTTAAAATCGTCATAATTAAACCAATCGTTGCTACTAAACGATTTGTTAATTTCTTCTAAAGTCAAGTCAACTACATCGCGCTGAAATTCTTCATCGTTTAGTAGAGCTTCCTCGGAAACATCATACATACGTTCGTATTCTTCTAACCCAGTTTCTATTTTTCTTACAGCAAGATTAATTGCTCTACTATAAAGACCTACAAAAGAACCTGTGTATTCTTTAATTGGCTTAGGAAGGTCTTTTTGTAGGTTACTTTTCACAATATCGCCTTTTAAACTTTTCTCAAACTCTGCTAATAATGATTCGAACATTTTCATTTCTTAAATCTTCCTAAATTTATATTATTGCTTGATTCTACTAATAATGTAAAAAACTCTTTTAGTCCTAAACCGGATCCAGGTACTACTAATTTAGACTCCATTAATTTTCCAGCAGCAATAGATGCGATTGCAGCATTTAAAAAATCATTATATTGTACATCTTGGGAATTTGCAGACTTCCGCAAAGAGTTCATCTTAGACATAACCCTTGATTTCTGTTTATTTCTTTCGTCGGGATCCTTAAGCTTATTAATTAACCCCAGGCTAGTTTTTAATGCATCGTATCCCTTTTTGTCGCCTACTGTTTGTTCTTGCTTTATTAAATTCTGTACAAATTTACTATAGTTTTGCCACTCGGCAGTGCCGTGCCTATCTGCTAAGAAGTTAACTATTTCTTTTATCATTTGCATTTTTTGATTCTTTTCTTGTATTTTATCAAAAGCAATTTTCCACTTCTTAACATAATTACCCATAACAACATGTGCTTTTTCTTTATCTTTTGCTAGATGTTCTTTAGATTCAGTTGAGTTAGGTTCGAGTTCAATAAATAGTTTTCTAATATCTGCATTATCTATTTTCATTTCATTTAAGGATTCAGAAAAAACCGACTCTTTGTCTTTTAATATCTTATCTGCAAGATCGTATGCTTGTTTTTGAATTCCTGAATCTTTAATTCGATTTACTACATTAGAATATCTAGCATCGGCGTTTCTTTCTACTTTTCCTGCACGTTGAAATATCGTTGCAATTTCGTTTTTGCTTAATCCTAACAACTCTTCGAGCATACTTATAATCGAATTACTATCTCTTGGGCTTCCGCTTTTTTCCCAATATTTTAAAATTTGTTCGTAGGATGCCTTTTTTTGATTGAGCCTTACATTCTTTTTTAAAGTATGGAACAAGCTTGCAGGCCCTTCTTTTAATACTACAGATTCTCCCAGGTAATCTTTGGCCATTTGCACAAGCGCATCTTTTGCATAATCAACGTTGCCGTCTTCTAATGCGGCATCTACACTCTTTAAAAGAGAATAAACCATAGGTGCTTGTGTGACATCGGCAGTTACTAAATTTTCAAGCTTAGTCACTATGGTTGGTAAATTTCCGCTCAGTCCATCTTGCACGATTTTCTTTTTTAAATCCGGAGATATTCTCTTTAAGTCAACTAAAAAAGCTTTGTCTTGCTTATTTGTTTTATGTTGAGATATTTTATTTTTAATAGAATCGTATACTTTTTTAGATTGTGCTTTAGTGCCCGCAATAACATCTTGCACTGCACCGTTTTCAACATACTTGGCAGCGGCTTTGAATATCTCTTCTATTTCTGCAATATTTAAAGTAGTGTGAGAATTATATTCTACTAAAAAAGATTCGTTTATAATAAGATCTATACGATTTAAATCTTCAAAGTGTTCTATTAATAATAAATGTTCTTTCATTGAAGCCCCTTCATGATAGCCTTTAAGTCGTCCAATTTAAGACTTCTGAAAAAACCATCTAACTTGCCAAGTAAACTTTTCTGCACAGGATTTAATTCCACCTCTTTATTTTCTTCTGGTTGAGGTTCGTTTCCAATTTCTGGTTTCTTTTCGGGTAACTTAGCAATTAAATTATCCAATAACTTTGCATCATATCCCTTAGTCGAAAGATATTTCTTCAAATCGGTATCTTCGGGTTCGCCTATGTTGTTAGTCTTTAAATAGAGTAACCAGCCTTTTATTAATTCTCTAACTTTAGGGTTTAAGATCTCAGCCACTTATTCACCTTTATCTAATTTGGATGCCCTTTTAAATCTAGCAGGATCCTTTCCTTTAATACTACTAAAGAAACGCTTTTCCATTAACTGTGCTTGTTCTTCGGGGAAATTCTCATATATGTACTCTATTAAATTAATAGCAGATACAATAATGTGGTTGGCTTTAGCTTCAACTGCATCGCTTAACGATTTAGTAGGTACATATTTACTTAATTCTTCAAATATTGTGCCTTTCATTATAGCCTTAGTATATGAATTGATTTAAAAGTTTGTATTTAATTCTTAGTGCGTCAAACAAAAGAACCATTTCTGCTAGGCACTCATTTCTACCGCCGCCAACTAAAGTACAATTATTATAAGATTTTAACGTAGGAATACACACATAAGCTAAATGAATAGCATCGTCTTTTGCCATCTGTATATCATCTTCTGCCATACCTAATGCAGCGAAATATTTATCTATTTTGTCTTCATCTCGGCCGAATAATTCTCTACTATCGTTTTTGTTCTGGGCAACTAATTCCCGTATAACTTGAATTATTATATCGTCGTCTATACCGTAATCTATCCAACTTCTAAAATTACCATACCCTTTAGAGAATAGTTTAATATTACTATGTTCGTGTATATCAAGGTTGTTATCATATAGCCATTCAACCATAGAATGTTGACTATCTTCGGTAAAACCTTCTTCTTCGGAATTGTACATCCACAGAATTTTTCCCTTATAGTTGCCCACAAAGGAAAAAAACTGATGAATATTAAAGCCAATATATTTACTATAAGCAGGCTGTATATCAACTATAACTAACGGTTGATTTGTAGATTCACATATTAGGTCTTGTAGTCGCATCTAGTATTTATCAAAAACTTATTTAATATTACGTAGTATGCTTTGCAAATCCATTGCACCTTTTAATGGGCTTTTGTCCTTTTCTTCTGTTTTAGAAACCATATTATTGTTTCTTTTTAACGTATCTAATACATTTGTAGTTTGCATCGCTACCGATCCAGGTGCACCTTCCGGCATATCTTCAACTCTTAGGGTTTTAGTATTAAATATCATATCTAAAAACGTACCCACACCTGAACTCGAACGAGTCTTAATAAACTGTAATTGATATCTGCCTTGTTCTTTCATTGCTGCTGTTGTAAATATGGCTATTACATTATCTGCTGTATCTATCTTAGACTTGCCACCTGCTATGTGATGTTGGCCAAATTCGATTGATTCGCCGGCAGAACGGTTTAATTGACTCGCTGTAAGTAAGATGACATTTAGCTCTATCGCTAATGCCCTTAAATTCTCACTTACATACTTGTCCTTAACAAACAAATCAGAAGGGGATATACGTATATCAGACGGCATACACAAATCTAAATAATCAACTATAATAACATCGACTTTAACTTTAGTTTGTGTTTCATATTCTTTGATATATGCTTTAATATCATTAGATGTGCAGTTATTCTTTAACTGCTTTATGCGCAATGTGCCACCGTGTCTTTTCTTAAAGCTTGATACCTTAAGGGCAACATCTTCCATGTTTCTCATAATTTCTGTAGTTGCATATCCAGTAGTCATAGCGTCTAAACGCATAGAACAAAGGTTTTCACTAAGCTCCAGTGTAATGTAAACTACATTCAGCCCCTGCTGTGCATAGTTAACAGCTAGATTCTGCAAATAAATGCTCTTTCCGTGCCCCGATTGCGCACAAAATATAGTTAGCTCTCCCCTATTAAGCCCGCCATACAGTATTTTATCAACTGTTTTCCAGCCAGTGGATATCATCGACTTATTATCGCGGATAGCTGTTAACCTGGCAATCGGGTCGCTAAAATAGTCCGTGCCTAAGTCCTTAACAAGACCTATTGACACTGCATCCTTTATTTGCTTCTCTACTTCGCCATACCTTCCTTCTGCAATCATATCCGGTGCTTTATATATTACTTTTTCCATCTGACGGTAACGTGAAAATTCTTCAAATTCCAATAAACACCAATCAGAGTAAGAGGGGTCGTACTCTTGTATTTTTTCTACTGTTTTGCCCGTAATGGCAAACATCTGTTCGTGTGTTGGTAACCTAGAGTATGTCTTGCAATGCTCTTTCATGAACTCTATGGTTTTTTTATTTGTTGGGTCTTGGAAATGATCTTTATCTAATATACCTATACACCTTACGAATATCTCAGGATCTGTTATAAAAAATTGTATAAATAAATCTTCCACTTCTTTTGTATATTTCTTTATTTCCACCTATTCTTCTCCAATTTTCTCAATACATTTATTTTTAATTTATTATTCTCTGCACCGTCTAGTATACTCTTTATCGTATACAGTTTACCGTATTTTGCATTTGCTTCGGCAGCATCTTTTATATTGTTCTCCCACTTTGGAAAACTTACTGCCCAGTCGTTTTTTAAGGCAATGTCAACTAACCCTTGTCCGGATTCTTCCCTGTCAGGGCAAACAATAATACTAACTCCCATAGAATTTATTAAGTCTGCTTGATCTTGATTTATATTATTTCCCAGGCAACTTATGCCTTCGGTTACTAATGCATCTAGGGCACCTTCACTTAAAATACAATATTTTCTACCTTGTTGTGCATCTAAATTAAATACAAAATTATCAGGCACAGATTTAAAATATTTAGGTATGTTTTTAGTGGTTGTAGTTAAAGACCTTGCAATGTATCCGCACGTCTTATCTTTATAATAACATGGGATCATTAATTTACGATCTAAGTTATGTTCCGAGGACGGTGTCCACATTAATTTATCAAAGCAGGTGAGCTTTCTATTTATCACATAAGCACACACTTCTATAAATTTAGCATCCTGACAATCAGATATGGCTAAATTTTCTAAAGTATTAGCACCTTCAGGTAATAAAATTTCTCCCCATGCATCGGCTATATTTTTTTTATCTCTTTTAATTAAAACAGAACCATTCTTATATAGTTGATGATTTGAATTAAATTTCAATCTTTCTATTTCATGGAAATCAACACCTACTGCGGATAAGAACCAGCACATATCTTTAGATATGTGCTCTCCGTTGGTATATCTGGCTTTGAACTTACAATTGAAACAATGGAGACCTACTTTATCATCTTGAAAAATAACACCGAACCTTCTTCTTTTGTCAATAGATTCCCCTCGCAAACTACAAACAGGGCAATTTGCTTTTTTCCATCGCTTAGAATCTTTAAGACCCGGTACACGAGAAGTTATATGATTTTTAAGGTCGTCTATTATCACATTCTATTATTCTTATTTTTCACAGTATACAACATTATAACTTATTCCGCAAATTGGCTTATCGGTTTTTAAAAAGATAAATAAAGGTATGAGTGATATTTTAAGCGCATTTCCATTTTTAAGCATAGTTAAATACCTAGAAGAAGAGCTAGTAGGTATAATTTTAAATTCAGATGACGAAATGTTAAGTTTTTACGATTTTGCAACTGTAAAAGCCTCACACAAAGAAGAATTTTTAAAACACGGCGATAACTGGTGGAACGAATCTAATCGTTTATTACCAATATCTATTTTCGTTGGAGAAGAAATGCGTAAATTTAGATATTGTATTAAAAATATACCAAGGAAGGATATAGAAGATATAGTCGGTCCTTGCACTTCTTTAAACGATATACTACAGCGAAGAGTAAAAAGACGGCACATATCCTTAGTTAAGAAGCAGAAGTAAGATCTTTTAACAAATTTAATTGAACCACAATAACTGTTGCATAAGCTATACTGTGGCTTTTCTTAAAATGATATTTTTCGTTGTTATCTTTAACCCATATAACTTTAGATATTTCTTCCCAGGTTAAATTCTTATACTGTGCTTTTCCAGGGCGTAATAATGCAATAAACATTGCCAATTCTTCAACTGATTTTGGCTTCTTCTGAACTATTAAGTTGTAATAATTACTAATCTGAAAAAGGTTGCTAACAACCTCTTCGTACATTAATAAATCCCAATCTGGTTCTTCATTTATTAATTTTACAAGATGTTTTTCATCTTTAACGCCTTCGTAGAAAGTGTTTGTTAAGAAATCAATTTTAAAAAATCCAAAATTCTCAGCATCTTTATAGTCTATCGTACTTATATTAGTATATGGGTCAACGTACATATCTTGGAAATAAACACCGGAATTATGTTTTGTGCATTTATCGTCTTTTAGTATCATCGATGGGACAGCACTTGGAAATAATTCCAATGCCTTATCTCGATGTAATATATCGATGTCTACGTCAGTATCGTATACTTGATATATCATAATTTTGCCGCTTCCAATACTTGTTTAGCAAATTGCACATCGTTGGTTTTTTTAGAAAATATGTCAGCCCAGAATAATGGGTCTATTACTTCTTTTAGCATATTACCTTGTTCAGTTGTCATCTGGTTTAATAAATTCGAAGAAGTATTCGATATATATAACACCCATGGACTAATTTTTCCACTTCTTATTAAAAAAGTAGCTTCTATTGTGCCTATATCTGAGAAGAAATCTACAAGCTGTGTGTTATTTATATTACACCAGTTTTCCATTTCTAATATTGTACGCTCAAGTGCCCTATCAACTGATTCATTCTCAATGAACTTTTTAAGGAATGCGTAATACACCTTATCTTTACACCAGTCGTCTAATCTTACACCTTCCATAATAACATAATCAACAAACGAATTTGTATCAACTGGATTTAAATCAACTAAGTGTCGCCCAAATTTTATAAAAGAGAGGTAGTATTTGCTATCTATAAAATCAAGGAAAGATTTAGGGTTCTTAGTTACAGTTGACAATTCATAAAAACGTTGGTATACCCTAAACCCTAACTTGCTGCCAACTGTGTCTTTGTCTAAATATCGCTGTTTCTTTACGCACTTATGAACCGAAAGAGTCCTCTCAGTTGAAAAAGTTTTCTTACAGAACTTACACTCATTTTGTGAAATTTTCAATTTCATCATCACTGTAACCGTGTTGTTTAGCCAACAATATCAAGTCATCAACTGTGTGTTTTAACAAAAATAATTCTATATCGTCGTTCTTAAAATGCGGATACAGTTCTAACACAAATAGTTCTATTTTATTCTTTTTTTGCCCTTTACCTGGGGCAATCCACGGGTGGTACTGTTTATTACCTACTCCGCACACAGATAATAATTTCCATTGTAATTCTTTATGTTT